ATTACGGAACGTGGTCAAAGGCCAGAGACCCTTTCACAGCGTGTCGTGATGTTTATCGAAGTTTTACAGATACGGGATATACCTCACCCCCTGCACGAAAAGTACCTGTCGTTCTTGTTTACTGTCATGAGGAAACTACGAAAGTTACATCTTGCGGAGGGTATCAATGGGACAACAACTTCCCACCAATACCTGTTGGTTTTTTTGCAATAACACGTTCTTCTATGAGGCCTGCTCGTAAAGACGAGTTTGATGGAACGAACCTTAATTGCGATGATTGGTTAAAAGAAAAATATGCACTGACAAAACCTACTGTGCAGAATCCTTTTGAAAACGCTTAACGACTTAACCTCCGCTTTGGCGGGGGTTTTTTATTGTCCGAAAAACTGGCAAACTCTTTCTGGATCAGGTTTGTCAAATAGATACCAACAGGCGTTGTCTTTGCCTTTGTGTTTACTACCTTCAATCCACTTTACTCTTCCGACTGAAACTATTTTCGTGAGCCGTGATCCGAAGTCCGCGCTTTGTTTAGTGTGGATCCAGTCAGCATCAAACAACAGCCACGTCGGAACTTGATTGGAGAGATGCACTATCAGGGGGTGCAAGATGTTTCTGTTCCACGGCGGGTTAGTAATGGCTATGTCACAGCCTTGGATCTCTAAATCAAAAACGTCACATTCCCCAACGTAATCGATACGGGGTTCGATGTCCGTCATGAGATAGGCGCGGGCCGTGGAATGTGTTTCAATGTGCGTGATAAGTCTGCCGTCTCCTGCACAGGGTTCAGCGAAAAGAACGTCTTCAGGGAGATGCTTTAAAAGCGGGAGAACAGCTTCCAACGGCGTGGGGTAGTAGTCCCGTGGGACGCGGTCGAAGTTGCTTCGTTTACCCAAGGTTTTTAAAGTCCTCGTGGTTTTCGTCAGCTACATAAAACTCCATAAGCCCATTACAATTCGAGCACGTATAAACACTAAACATAGTGTAAGGTCCATCCTCTTCCTCTACATCAAAATCACTATTCCAAATCATTTCGTTTCCGCATGTCAAACAATTTACATTCATTAGTAGTATCCTGAATTATCCATAAGCTCGGGGAAGAGCCCTTCAACGTCTGTGTAGTCGAGCCCGTGTAAGTCCGACCGTAAGTATCCCATAATATCGTCGCGCAGTCCCGTGACCCGTGCGCCGTGTTGCGTGAGCTGAATATCAATATTAAATTTTTCCATGGCCTGCGTAACGTACTCATCGTCTGTTATATCAATATCAATCGTAACCATTGGTCTGCCCCTTATTTATAAAACGTTATAAAGAAGCCCTGCTAAAATTCCAGAAATAATTGCGGTTCGAACATACTTGTTTTTGAATAGGTTTTTTATGGAAGCCGAGGCCCATGCTATGAACTGGTCAACGTAACTTACGGTGAACTCGTCGTACCAAACGTGCTCTTCTCGCGTCCGTCCTAGACTAAAGCGGCCCGTCTGGTTGTAGGTGTAATTAATAACTTTTTCTTTATCCCATGCTTTAATGAACTTCGGGCCGTGGTTCTCAACGCGGGGTATGTGGATGTTTTTCGGAAACGATCCTTCGCGGGTTAATCTATAAATAGTTGGCTTTGCCAGTTGGGTTATCTCGCAAACTTCATCTATTGTTATGTACGTCGGTTTCCACATTTCCATTATTTTTTCCTTTTCCAAAAACTTATTTTTTTCTTAGGGGGTTGCGTATCAAAAATAGTAACTTCTGACATTGTTTTAATTACAACACGGGCTCCGCAGGATAAAAGAGGTTTATCGTTGCCGCCGTAAAGTACGGTCGACGGGCCGTGAATTTCGACGCCGTGTCCATACCGATTGGTCTTTCCTTTTTTAACCGTGATAACAGGTTCATTCGTTCCGTTCTTTTTATTAGCGCGGATCTTGTGCATGTTTACATGTATATAAGTTGGTTTACTCATTAGCTTTGAACATCTATCTTTAAAGAATCTATCCAAAGAACTATTAGTGTAAGCGCTATAATAATTTTAATATCCCAAAGAAAATAAACAATGGTTGCGAGATGCCATATCACGGCTACAGTTATGCTTATTAAAAGGACCGCTCTAAGGATCCAAATAGTTTCTAATTTACTCATACCGTCCCCCATTTCATTTCTTTCCATAAAATTTTTAAAGCTTTATCGTAAGTTATAGCAAACCTAAGTTTCTGGGTTCGAGGCCTCCATTCACCTTCAAGCCCTTTGACCTTACCTCGTTTATGTTTTTCAAAAATATCATCATCAAACAGGTCACTTTTCTTTATCCAAAAATCTTTTTTGGGCGCAGACTTTCCATAAAATTTAAAATTACAAGCGGCATAAATAGTGCCCGCATGTTCCGAACAATCTGCGTAAGATAGAACAGACCTCACAAGACCAGATTTTTTTAATAGTTTAAGACACCTAGAAAGGAACCAACTAGCGGCGTTATGTTCTGATTGTTGTACGTCGGGACGTAACACAAATCTCGATAACTCCCAAAGACCTTTTTGTTCGTTTCTATCTAAACCATACATACCCTTTGCTATTTCAGGCACAGGAAAACCTGTAAAAATACAAAGCCCTACAATATCCATATCCTTATTAAACAACCCGTAATTCTGGCCTGTTTTAAAACCTCTATTACCCTCAGTCTTAGATAAGTAATGATATTTTTTAAGTAAGTCTAAACATTGAATTTTTTCAATATTTTTTATTTTATAATCCGATTTACTCATGACCGTTTTCATGACCGACGGGCGCGGTCGGCGTGCCGTGATCCGTTTTCCATGTATCTACATCAACGTACCACTTACCGTTTCGGGCGCTCTCTTTTACATTAAGATTAATCCACTCGTCCTTACCGCTGTCCTCGCAACTTTGTAACCAAGCCTTCAGAGCCTCACGTTTAATACTAAGCTTACATTTAATCCAATGGGGTGCATTTTCGTTAGGCTTCTTAGCCATCATACCGTCAACAAATATACTCATTTTTTTTATTCCCTTTCCAGATTGACCCCCAGTTAGAGAATCAAAAAAATAACTGGGGGTCAGGGTCCACATGCTAAAACCAGTTGTGTCGAGGAAACTTTAAAACCCCCACGGTCGGTTCATTCTTATTACATAACAGACCTGTATGGGATATGCAACACTTAATCGCATATATTATCAGGTATTTCTGCAAAATTTATATTATCACTTATTGTTAGTTTACATGCAGGGCATTTACGTACCAGTACGCTGTCTGTTTTTTCTTGAACGGACAGAGCATGCATACATGCGGGGCAAGAATTATGCATCAATCTTTGATGCATTAAACCCTCGTTGTGATCTGGTATTTGAACCATTACTTCTCGTTTTTATGACGTTCGAAAACAACACGTAGTTGCCCGCCTATCGTCCGACCTTCTTTTTTAGAAAGCTCTTTAATGTCTTCGTAAACTTCTCTTGGGACAAGTATACTTTTCCACTTTTTTGTATCCATTTTTAACTCCATGGTTGTGATTATCTAGGATGTTATAGGATAATATACAAGAATGCAAGAAAAACCCCCGCCCTTTGAGAAAAAATGAACAAAACTCTAGGGGCGGGGTCGTTGGGGTTATGAAGACCCAACACGGGAGGCTATTTAGCTTCTCCCCATGAAGGTCCAATCTCTACGTCACATTTAGAAGGAACCTCAAGCGGGATAGCATTCTCCATTACATTAGCAACAGCTTTAGCTTCGTCAAGTGTTTTTACTGACATAGCTATTTCGTCATGGATTTGTAGCATAGGAACGATACCTTGTTTGTATAGATCCACCATAGCTTTCTTAGTCATATCAGCGGCGGAAGCTTGTATCAATCTATTCAAAGCTTTGTAAGTGTAAGCGCGTTTAAGGCGTGTTGTTGCGCCGTACTCCCTAACAGCTTCGCGGTAAGGCAAAGCCTTGTTCATGGCAAAGGTATCGGGCTCCCATAAATCAAAACGACACTTGCGACCCAGTAAAGAATGAAGCGAACCTTTCGAAGACTTATCATTGAGTCTATTCATAACTCCTGTCATCAAACCTTTTACGAAAGGAACCCTAGTGTGATACTGTTTCGTAAGCGCTTTAGCTTCGTCAACGGATACATCTAATTGTTCCGACAACTTGTTAACACCCATGCCGTACATCATGCCAAGGTTAATCGTCTTAGCTTGCTTCCGTGGAATGTTAGCCATCTCCGCCACCATTGTATGGAAGTCAGTGTTAGGGTCTTCACTGTAAGCTTTAACAAACTCTTCAGCTCCCTGCAAAGGAACACCACGGGTCTTACCATAAACGTGAGCGTAATGAACCAAGATGCGTGGTTCCTGTTGCGAGAAGTCAATGGCCGCCCACTGTTCTCCCTCTTCAGGTAAAAACAAACTTCTAATCATAGGACCTAGTTCTGGATCTCGAGCAGGGATTTGTTGTAAGTTAGGATTTGACATCGATATACGGCCAGACACGGTTCCGCCGTCATCAGACCTAATCTGGTTGATGTGCGAATGTATACGTCCATCCGCCCTGCAATGCTTCATTATAGTATTTATAAAAGTACCTGACGTTTTGTTTAGGTTTCTAGCTTTGTTAACTAACTGAGCAAGCGGGTGATTATGTTCTTGTAAAAATAGTTTCGTGAACGACGGAGCGCCCTTCTCGGTTCGGGGGTATTGTACGCCCACTTTATCAAAAGCTTTCGATAACGATTGCGCGGCCCATATTTCTACGCTACTTCCGCTAATTCGTTTAATTTCAGCTAGGACTTCTTTTTCTTTTTTAAGTAAGTAGTCTCTGGTTCTTTCAACGCGGTTCGTGTCAATACGAACACCCTTCATAGTCATGTCCACAAGGCACGGTAGTAAATCTAACTCCAAGTTAGCTATGGGCCATAAACCCTCCTGACCTAACTTTACAGAAAAGTAATTATAAAGTTCTAAGGCTAGTTCCGCGTCGCCTTCGGCATAAGGGCCGACATACATGGCAGGCATTTTCCACATCTCTGCTTTTGGATCTACTCCAAATTCTCGGGCCGCGGCTACTAATGCTTTCTCCGACTTCACTTTGTTAAGGTGGTCATAAGATAAAGCGTTCAGACTGTAACTAAAACGATTTTCATCCAACAAGGACGCCAGAACCATTGTGTCTATTATTCTACCATTGACTTGAAAACCCATAGCCTTGATCCAACCCAGATCATATTGAGCGTTGTGCATAATCTTTTCAGCGGGACATTCGAATACTTTTTTAAGCCAACGGTTGACAACCTTTTCGTCAAGGTTTCCCCCTCCGAAGTGTCTAATCGGTATGTAACCCGACCACTCATCTACGGCTATAGCGTAACCAACTACTTCTCCGTCTTTCGTCGCCCACCCCGGCCCATTCTTCTTTAAATTCGGGTCGCGCGTTTCCACGTCAATAGCTATTTTTTTTGCCTTCGTAAGGTCAGGCAACTCTAAAGGTGGAATCCATTCGGATTTGGGAGCAAACATGCTCATCTGTAATTGCGGCACACTATGTCCTATCCGATTAATTGTTCTTTAATATCTGCGAACTCAGCTCCAAGAGCCGTGTACCCTGCTTTATCTACCCATGAATCTTCATGGTCAATACCATTCATTAACCGACACGTTTTAATCCAGTCCATCATAAGAGCAACATGTGAGGGTTCTATATTACCCTTCAAGCCATAACACTCACGAAGTATGATAGTCCAACCATCCGCTATGCGCTTATGGTTGCGAAACGCTGAACCGTAGTCTTGCTCACGCTTACCATTTATTATCTTTTTAGCTTCGTTAAGTATCTGATCTCTATTCATGTTACTCTTTCCGTAGCAGTTAATGGTTTAACAAACGTTAATAAACCTTTACAAATCATAGCTTCTTGCAACGTCTTCTGCATCAACTATGAACAAATTCTGTTTAGCTCTTGTGACCCCAACATAAAATACGCGGTGGGTGTCATCAGGGTGCTGTTGAAACTGGGCGTCGGCGGCGGGTGACAAGTCTGTAAAGATAACAACGTTTTCAGCTTCGCCGCCTTTTGATCCATGTATGGTTGAGGCCGTGATGCGCGGTACGCCGTTGAACTTCTCGCCCCGCCTTAAAAGAGCCGTAACATAAGCTCTATCGGTAGCGGGTAACTTATCCATAGCTTCATTCCAAATACACTCGCTAATGTCTTTAGTTTTATCTTCAACATCAACGGTTTGTATAAGGCCGTGTTCCATAATTAATTGATTAAGGTTAACGAAATCGTCATCATCAAGATGTGGTATTTTTTTAAAACCTCTTACCAACCTACCACGTATAGACATATAACTATAAATGATACGTGCTATACGTCCTGTAACCTCATTACCTTTTCTTAATTGCTCCCAACCGTTTACAGCTTCACTTATCTTCTCGCTAATGCTCCGTCGGCCGCGATAATTAAATAGGTATCCATTAGATCTTAAATCATTGGCTACAGGTGTTAATTGATAACCCGCTTGTGAAAGTATCAGCCACTCACCTTCCGACATATCTAATGAATTTACGGTTGTTATTCGAGACACACAACCACGGTCAGACCTAGGCTCATACCGTTTGGGAAAGCGGCTTGTAATTCTTTTAACGACATTCTCAGCAACCTCATGAACGTCGCGTGGAATACGGTAGGATTGAGAAAGTGTTTCGGAGCCGCCCTCCAAGTTGATAAAGTGGTCAACGTCTGCACCCGCCCATCTATAAATAGCTTGGTCGTCATCTCCCGCGCAGTACATCTTTTTAGAACGACTGTCCAACATGTGCGCTATGTCCCACTGGAGCGGGGACAAGTCTTGAGCTTCATCTAAAAAACATAAATCAAATTCAGGGCAAAAGGTAGACCCACCCTTAGCAAAGTTATCTAACATATCCGTGAAGTCGTACAGCTTTAAACTTTCTTTATATTCTTTTAAACACTTACTTACAAAGTTAACTGTATTCCAATCTTGTTCTACATTAGATATGTTATATTGATCTCTAAGTGAAACCTTACGAAGACGGGCTAAGTTTATTAAACCTAGTATTGGATCACTACCCGCTACCATGCTCGGTATATCATCTTCAAAGGACGTGTTCTTTTGGCCGCCCAGTTCAACCCCCATGGCCCTACTTAATTCTTTATAGTTCTGCTCTTGCATAACCTGTTCGGGCCTAATGTCGGACATAGTTAAAGCAAGGCTGTGTAGTGTTCGGAAAAATATTAAATCTTTTTTAGGGTCTAAGTTAAACCTTGCGGCGGCCCTGTCCCGTGCTTCGTTGGCCGCTTTACGTGTAAAAGCAAGAAAGGCTATCCTTTCAGGAGGCGTCCCTTCTTCCAAAGCTCTATCTACCATGTTTAGAAGGGTTGTGGTTTTTCCTGTTCCGGGCGGTCCAAAAATCCTAAACATCTTTGCTTAACTTTTTTATTATCTTAGCGTTTTGTTTTTCGCGTTTATAAATCTGCAAAACACGTTGCTTTGATATACCCCAGTATTTGCCAACAGCCGTCATCGTCATACGGTCGTTATCGACCATCTTAACAATTTCAAGGTCCCGAATGTTTCTCAAATGCATTTCCTCGTTTGTCAAAACGGTGCCTCCTCTTGGCCGCCAAAGGCAGGGGTTTTTAAATCAACATCTCCATTTTCAAAAGCGGGGATTTTCCAAACCCTAACAGCTCTTCCCTTAATTTTAAGAACCAT